AAGTAGTTGTCGAGCCACTCTTGCAGTTTTGCGTCGAGCAGTTCGGGGTATATCTTTTCGAGTATTCGCAGAGCCGAGTCCCAATAGTGTTTGCCCTCGACCCATTTCTGCGTTAATACCATACCTCCGTCCGCCGACGGGTCATAAATAAAGCGGTCGCCCTCCCAATAGCCGGGGACAAACCGCCTCTGAACGCCTTTTTTATTCGTCCAATGCCCGTCGTTCACATATCCTGCGTATTCGAGTGAGCTGCCTACTTCAAGCGTGAGGCCTCCGTCCGAAATGTCCCATACATTGTTGCCGTCCCCTTTATGGAAACTCGCGAGCAATAGGCGCGTGTCAAGCACTTTGCGCCGTATGATTTCGTCCTCTACTAAACGCAAAAACTCTACGCCAAGCCCCTCCAAAAATAGTTCCATTTCCTTGCGAAAGCCTCCTCGCGCCGCTCTTTCGAGATTGTCGAGAAATCCACTCATCGCAGAGGTGTCAACTTCTACATACTTGCTCAAAGCGGTTTCTGCTCCTGTGTGCGCTCCACATAACAGATTTTGTGATGTCCCCGTATGTTTCGGGGCGGTGTTACGACGGTGTACGAAAGTCCTGTGTCGTGTTCTACGACCTTGTCGTTCATTCTGATGTCAGTATCGACCGGGAGATTTAACTTTGTACGCGCCGAATAATCGTTCTGTGGCTCGTTTTGCACTAACGAGGTATTGTTGCCTACACGGATTGTAAAATGGCATTCTACGCCACTCTCGTCCGCTTCTTTGGGGTATGTAGATGTGGAGGGGGCGGAGGGTAGGTTGTAGCCGGGGCTTTTCTGCTCCTTGATGAGGTGGTATATATCGCACTTATGGTCGAAAAACGCCTCTATGCTCATAGCCGGTCCCTCCTTTACAGTTTCCGCATACGCAGGGTTACGCCGTTCCGGGGCTTCTCCACCGTGTAATCTTCAAGCAGAGGGGCGATGTCAAGCGTATCGAGGTCGATAGCGACCGTGTCTGCGGCCGTGTAGGAATAGTCGTCGAATTGCTCCGACTTCATTTCTCGCGCGGCGATACAGGCGTTAAAAGCGTAAGCCTCCGCCACCAAAACAATGGCAGTCTTCACGCTCTGCGGTATCTCCTCGTATTCTTCAAACTTATTGTTTGTAAACGCTATGACATATTGCTCCGCTCTCGCTATATCCACGGAGAGTTTAGCGTCGGCGCGGGACTGAACGGAGGGATATTCGGTGTACTCTTTGACCTCCTGCGGTGTTACCCACGGTCTGTTCACCATAATATCACCTCCGCCCGATTACTCATCGTCTTCGCCGAAGTCGGCAGAGCCGTTTTCGTCGTCGGCGTTATCGTCGCCGCCCTCGGACTGTGCGGCCTCGATAGCCTTGATGATGTCCGCCTTTCTTGTAGCACCGCCGAGGTCAATGTTATTGTCCTTTGCGTACTGCTCCAACTGCGGTACGGTCATTTTGGAAATGTCGGTTACGGCGTTATCGTCGCCGCCCTCCGCCTCAACGAATTCAAAATAACCCGTTGCTACGGCTGCGTCAGCGATTGCCTTATCCTCGACATCTACGAAAGGCTCGTCCTTTGTGGCGCGGATTGCGCCCGTGTAAGAGCGGCCCTTAATGAGTTTTACACGGTACATAGTCGCCCCTCCTTATTAGACAAGGCCGGTAATGATACCAGTCGCGTCGATTTCCTCGATGATAGCGTCAAAGTCGAAGTGAACGACATAGAAACGCTTGTCGAGCATAATAGCCTTTTCGCCCTCGGTGGTCTTTCTGATAACCACGCTGTAAGAGTTGACGGCGATGAGGTTTTTGGGGTCGGTGCAGATAATGCAGTCGTCGGGCATATTAGGCACTTCGACGGTAGGAATACGAGCGGGAGAGTTGTAAACGCCCTCCGGCACAGCACCACCGGCCTCGATAACCTTGTTCATCAAGAACAGTTCCCACTCCTGCGCTCTGCGAGGACTCATCAACCAACGGAGTTTGCCGTTGTTGTACTTGTTGGGAATTTCCTTGAGCAGACCGTAGAAAGTGTCAAGGGTCATTGCTCCGGCGTTCTTCGCAGAAGCGTCGTACACGTGGCCGCCGTTCTTAATCTGCTTAATCCAACCGTCATTGACAGAAAGGAACGCATAGTCAGCGTTGTCCTCCGCAGTATCAACGTCGCCATTGAGGTAAAGGTCCTCGGTGTCAACGCCGACCTGTGCAGTCATAAGGTTGGTAATAGTTGCTTCGAGGCTCTGTCCCTCGATGTTCTCGCGGAGAGTTTCCTCGGTGATTTCCCAAGGCAATCTCACGGGAGTACACGCATAGGGAACGGACGCAAAGTTAGGCTTTGCGCGGTATCCGTCGTCTGCGTTCTCGGTCTTCTTGCGAAGAATACGAGAAGCGATACCGATTTTGTCGATTTCGCCAGTACGCGCACGGCGCATTTCGTGGCGAATGAGGCCCTGCAAAGGAGTAGCCTCAAAGGTCTGCTGCAAAAAGCGGCGGGACTGTTCGGGATTGAGCAGGCCGCTTGTTACACCCGCAGTAGTGAGGGTGTCTTTAACAATCTGTCTGTTGTTCATAGTTCTTTCCTCCTGTTAATTAAAGAATTCCGGCGAGGTAGTGTGCCTCGCTCTTTTCGACGGGGTCGCCCTCGCCACTAATGGAAGTAGGCAGAGCGCGGGACTTCAAGATAGGCGCGATAGCCTTTGCTACGGCCTTTTCGACGATGTCGTTCACATCATCGGCGGTGAGAGGCTTTTCCTCCTCCTGCGGAGCGAGGGCCTTTGCGATAGCGGCCTCAACCATTTTCTGTACGCTCTCCTCGGTAATTTCGGGAGCAGCTGCAGGGGTTTCGGTCGCAGGGGTTTCGACTGCTGCGGGAGTTTCAGTAGCAGGGGCCTCGGTAGCGGGTGCTACGGCCTTTGCGACTGCGTCTGCAACAATCTTTTCGATTTCAGATTTAGTCATTTCGGTTTCCTCCTGTTCTGTTTCTACCCCGGCGAGGAATTCGCCGAGATTGGTATAAATGCTTGTGAGCGTGTCTTTGTTCTTCGCGCTCAACTGTTTTCCCGCCTTTTCTACGGCGAGAGATTTTGCAATTCCGCCGCCCGCGAGAATATCCGTGATAATGGAATTGAAATCGGCGAGAGCCTCTCTGATAGTGTTCTCGTCGCTCTCAAAACTCCAACGGTCCTGCGAGTAATCGTAGCGGTAGAGCAAGTCTTCAAGGGTATAAAAGGCGTTCCAAAAGTTCGAGGATTTTGCCCTCATTTCGTACTCGTCTTTCATCGCTCCCTTTTCGACTACATCAAGCCCAAAGAGGCCGGCAAGTTTCTTGAAAATGCCTTTGCGCTCCTGCGCCTGTTCGTCGGTGCTGACGGTCTTTTCGATGTTCTCCAAATCCGTATCCTCCGTGTCATATATTCCAACGCCGCCCATAGAAAAGCCTGTGATTTCGCCTTTCTGAACAGCGTCCCAAATCTCATCGTCGGTTACTTCGACTGTCATTAGCCAAGTGCCTTTCTTCACGGTTTCTCCACCGCAGTCAAAATCAGCCTTTGCGACCCAACTCTCCACCACACTCGCGGACGATTTCTCAATCGCTTCAAAACTGTGTTGGAGGTCTACGCCGTCGCCGTTCTTGGCAAACCAATAGGCGGCTTTTGTGATTTCTTCCTCGGTCATAAAGTTACCGTGAGCGTCCTCGGTCATAGGCTCATAGACAATTCCCGTAACAAAGTGATGGTCGGTGTCGGTCTTGACAATTCGGCCGTGTGTTTGGAATTGCGCTTTGCCGTCCTCCGCCTTTGTGATTAGAAACTGCTTTTTATTAGCAGCTTTATCCACAAGGGACACAAACGATATTTTCGCGTCGGTAATTGCGATTGCCTTTTGCACATTCTTCATTCTCTTTCACCTCCTTTCAAGTGCGCGTTAAGGTTATAAGCCGCCCAAAAGGACGACATAAAAAAACGACGCTATGCGCCGTCTTTTCCGGGTGTTATGGGGATTTATTCAATCCCTGCCTTTGCCTTGTTTTTCGCGTCGAGTTCCTTTTCCCAAGCGTCGTCCATTTCGGCGATCGCCTCCGCTTGTAAGCGTTTCCGCTCTGCGAGGGACAGTCCGAGGACTTTCTCTGATACAATGCCTCTATGAATACAATGGCAGTTGATACTCTCTTTTGCCGGGAGAATAGGGTCGCGCGGGTATTGGGGGTAATATGTGCTGCCGTCTTCTCCTGTGAGGACAAACGGCTCGTTTTTAGGTACGACTTGACCGCTTATCGCTTGATGATTTGGGCGGGGGTCGTTTCTGAATGACCCGGTGTGTACCCATTCCTTTTCCTCGACTGCCGGGGACTGCTGTATGGACTCCTCCTGTGCGACGCTGTGAGCGCGGAGGCTCTCTGTGATAGCGGTCGTCCGGGCGCGGTATCGCTCCTCGCGTATTCCGCTCTCCTGCAGGTCCGTTATAAAGTCCTGTATGCCGGTCCCTTTATCGAGGTTAGTTTTGAGAATGTTCTCCAACTGCGTGTGTGATGTGAGTTTCATCATCGAGCCGAGTTCTTCACTCCAACTCTCCACCCACGCGGTCGTTTTCTTGCTGACATTGATTACCGATAGCCCTGCGTCCGTCTGTTTGAGGTACGGGTCTATCAGTTCCGGGAGGAATTCTCCGAGTTGCTCTTTGAATATCTCCGTTATCTTTTCGGCGGTTTGGTCGTCGAGTTTGACTCCGGGCCATATTCTTTCGGCAAACTCCTCCACGTCAAAAGCGGTTTCGGCGGAGGTAATGAATAATTCCGTTTCCTGTTCCAACGCCTCCGTGATAGCGTCCTCAATTTGGGAGGCCCTTGCTACCGTCAATCCCGGCTCTACAAAGCCCTCCTCGGCGAGGATTTCTTCGAGGTCGTCGTCTGCCTTTGTGATGTAACGCTCAATAGCGTCGAGCAGTCTTTGGCAGTCGTGCATATTATTCGCCTCCCTTGCTCATTTTTAGGAGCAGGGAGCGGACCTCTTTCATTACAGCCACCACAGCGTCGTCCTGTCCTGCGGCCGCCTTTGCTATCTGCTTTTCAAGCTGCGCCGTAAGGTCGGGGATATTGGGTGTCTGTGTGAGTTTGGCATAAGCGAGAGGCACGTCCGCCCATTCGCCCTCAAACGGCTCAAAGTTATCGCCGAGGGCTGTGTAGCCGACCTCTTTCGCCTTATTCGGCGACAATCCGCCGGCCCTCTCAACGATATTCAAAATCTTTGCAATATCGTCCGGGTTGCTGATGTCCGGCTCTTTGAAATAAGCCTCAACATACTTGAAGTTGTACCCGTTCAGTAGGCGGTTGTTAATCGCCCACGCGAGGCTCTTTCTCTCCGGCTGAAATACTTGCTTCTCCGTAACCTCCTGCGCCGTCTGCGCTGTCGCTCTGTTAAAGTCGGTCGTATAACCCACATAGAGGTCGGGCAGCTGAAACGAGGACTGCACCCTCCGGCGGTTATTGTCGAGGTATTCTTGGAATAGTTCGTCCTTTTGGAGGATAGAGGCCAGGTCCTTGATTTCGATTTCGGTCTTGCCGTCGTCTTCAAATCCTGCCTTATTGTCTACCGACTCCGTTTCGAGGACGATAAATGCGTGTTGTCCGGCTTCTCCCTTAATGCCGTTCATATACTCCGTGAGTTTCGTAAACGACTCCTCCGTGAGCGTTCCGCCCTTAACCACAATCATCAACGGCGTATGTCTGCCGTTTCTGAAATAGTTGTTATTGAGGCTCTCCGCCTTGCGGCTGCCGTCTACGCCGAGTATCTGACCGCACCAACGGACTTCGCCGTAGGGTGATGTGCCGATTGCAAACTCCATAATCTCGTTTGCTTGGTAGTCGAGTTCGAGGGTTTCGCCCTCTCCGAGGTATTCGCCGCTCCTCTTATCCATAATGCGGGGGTCGCCAAACTCTTTGAAATACACGGTCTGGCCGCATACGGTCTGACGGTATTTTCTGAATTTCTTTTTGCGAGTCTGCTCCACGCCCTTGAAAAAGAATGTCGTGTCGATGTACGGCTCTAATTGGCGGGTCTTTTCGACCGTCGGCGTGTCCTTGACAAACTCAATCTGTACCACCTCTCCGGCGAGGTTTCTGATAACCTCCAAATAGGCAATACCGTAGGTTTCGCGGGCCTCTACAAGGTCCTCGAATACCTCTTTTGTGTCCTGCTCAAAGGTGAGCAGTTCGATGAGTTCCTCTGCGCGGACAAACTCTGCCGCCATTTCCGGGGTTTCCTCCTCATCGTCTTTGTATCTGATACCGATACCAAAGCCCGCGATATTGTTCTTGTAGGCTCTAACGCATTGAGGGAGGATCGAGGAGTGCGATACGAGGTCTTTCAGTCCCACCATATCAAGCGGAGGGGTAAGCCATTCGGCGGTCGAGAGTTCCTCTCTCGCGTCGATTTGTTCGCTCTTGTCCGACTTGCTGATAGGTCTGTCGTTTGTTGCTTTGATAATGTGGGCCGCTACGCCCGGCTTTTTCTTTGCCATTGGTCCGTTCCTCCTTATGTACTCGCGCCCTCTATGGGGCCGGCATTGGTAAAGGAGTCGATGATAGCGTCCACCTTTGCGCCGAGGTCGCTGTGTCCTGCGGCTTTCAGTTCCTCCGCTACGGCTGTGAGGTCGTCAATAATTGCATTGCCCTCCGGCATTCTGAAAATATAAACGCCGTCGCCACATTCCGAGGAAACATTGAAGTAGAGGAGAGCCGGGTCGTCGATGTAAACGCTTTCCACCTCTCCGTCGTAGTATCTGATTTCCAACGGTCCCATAAGTCCATAGTAGCCGTCTTCGTTCACTCCGATGTCGATGTATGCGTGTTCGACCGTTACGACCTCCTCCTGCGCGTCCTGCGTCGCCGTGGGAGGACTTTCCGTGTCAGAGGTATAAACGCCCTCGGTCGGTGCGGAACACGCCGAGAACGCCAAAAGCAGGGCGAAAATAACCATTAGGGATAATATTCGTTTCACTTGTTTGTATCTCCTTTCCGTTTAGGCTGTTTTACAGGGACGCATAAAAGCAAAATGCAATCTGCTTCGTCCGGGGACTGCAAACCGCGCTTTTTCATATCGTCCTTGCTCTCGACCTTGATTTTGCTGTTTTCGGTGAGGCTGTATTTCCTGCCCGAAAGCTGCGCGACGAGGTCGTCGTCGTTTGGGAGTATGATTTCCACGGGCTTTTCCTCTCCCGTTTCTTCGTCGTGGGGAGAGAGCAGTTTTTTGACCGTGGCCATCATAAATGTTGTGCTGTCGTGGTAGTATTTGTGTTTGATACGCTGACCGAATTTGACCGGGACGATATTCAGTTGTCCGAGCCTCTCCGGGGCGTTCCTTTGCATTTGCCGTAGGCGGTCAACCACACCGCCGCCCACGCCTCCGTCGTCTACGCAGACCGTTATATAGTCTTTGTAGCCGGGGTGTCGTTTTAATAAGTCGTAGTAAAGCAATACGATGTCGTCTGCCGTCTTCATTGTGTCCTGCCCGTGGCGTTTCTTGTCGATGTTGATTTTTTCATCGACCCTCGACCCGATAATCGTCTTATCGTCGCCGAAACGAGCCACGTCGCACCCAATCCGTATCATATTCGGGGTTTTTCGGGGAGAAAACTCCGTCATTATGGACTTTTCTACGAGAGAAATCGGGATAAACACATCAGACTCGGATAGCGGGAAATCTCCTGCTACACGGACGCGGAAAACATCGCTGTCCTCACCGTACATTCGGATAATCGTTTGGACGAATTCGGGCGATACGCGCCCGCTCTTTCTTCCGTCAACGTGGAATGTCTTGTAGGAGGCTCTATTCTTCGTATGACTCTCATAAAAGAAGCCCGACAGCTGCGTCGGGTTTCCGCACATCAAGAGTCTTGCTCCGGGTGTTGACAATGCACCGAGGACAGGCTCGAATATGTTGTCTTTAACGCCGCTCGCCTCGTCGATGATATACAGGATATTGTCAGCGTGAAAGCCTTGCAGAGCGTCCGGCTTTGTCGCTGTACGTGCTACTGCAAACCATTCCTCCGGGTAGCCTTTGAGGTAGACTTTCTCTTTCGTCCACACAAACTCTTTTTCAAGCTGCGGGGCGTTTCGTAACCATTTGCTGACCTCCGCCCATAGAATATCGAATAACTGATGTTGCGTCGGTGCGGTACAGGCGACTTTGGGGAATGGGCGGGTAGCCATAAACCATATTATCGCCCACGCCTCGACCGCGCTCTTTCCGATACCGTGTCCCGACCTCACCGAGGTCATAGGGTTGTCGGCGACGCTCTGTATTATCTTTGCCTGTTCTGCGTCCGGCGTTACTCCGATAAGGTCCTCTACAAAGTGGACGGGGTGTTCCGAGTAATAGAGGATAGCCTCTTGACTTAAACTCATTATCCCTCACCGTCCTTTCTTCTTTGGTAGGCGGCGATAATGGTGTCTGCAAGACTACCGCTCCCGGCTTTCTCGCTTTCGTCCGGGGCTGCGCTCAATGTTCTGTTGAGGCGTTCCAACTCCGTCGCCATTCGGATATATTCCTTG